ATGTCGACGGAGGATGGGAAAGGTCAGAGCCCATTGAACTTGTGTATAAAAAATTACCTCTTTCCAATGTCTTGGCTGTGGCAGACTCACATGAAGCGCACTTTAAGATTAGATGGGACTAGAAATAGTTCCGTCTGACTAAAACAATCTACATGAAACTTAAACATTATTACATTCGTAATAATGCAATTATATTATATTATTCATATATAAATCATTTAATCAAAACGAAGTGTATATAGTTTGAGCGTTTAGCGAAAACTATTTGTTACGTAGTAACAAATCAAATATATCAATAAATATTATTATAGGATAAATATTATCAGTTAACTATTAAGGAATAATCATGAAGGTACATCACATCGTAGAAGCTGACACTGGAGCATGGGTTGCTAGGCGAGTTGGTAAGAAAATTTTAGTTATTCATTCTATTAGTGGAAATATAGTACCTGGAGGATTTAAAAATGGAGGCTCTGCAACACGGCTTGCTAACGAACTTAACAAGGCAGCACTTGGTTCAAGCGTAACACCTGCACAAACAGCAGCCGCTGCTAAAGCTAGTGACGTAAAGGTAACACCAATAACTCCTAAAAAATTAAGTTTGTACCAAAAACTTGCAACTGTTGCTGGAAACTCAAAAAACCCAGTTATAAGTAAGGTTGGTAAAACCGCTTCTAAATTTGGTACGGCGGCCAAAGACGCTCCAAAAACTGCTGGCTTACCTGGTGATAAAGACATACCTAAACCTAAAGCTACTGGAGCAATTAAAAAAATTAGAAACGGTATATTGAAAGTTTTTAAATCTTCTGTTTTAGGTAGAGCTGTTTCTGCAATGATTTCACTAGAACAAATAACTTATAGTCTTGACGGTTACTTAATAGAATATCAAAAAGCTGGGTGTAAAACTACACGCGAAGTAAATTATTGGCGAATTAAAATTGCAGATGAACTAATGACAGCTATAACAGCATTTTTCTTAGCTGGCGTAGCGACTGCTGTTGCATTAAAAGCAACAACGGCAATTGCTGTAACATTTTTTGGATTTGTTCCTGGAGCTGGCTGGGTTGCAGCAGCACTTATTGGATTTATAGGTATTGTCGGCGGCGGAACACTTGCATACTTCTTAGGAAAATTAGCACAGAATACTCCACTTATGAAAGGTGCTGCAGATTACGTTGCTATTACAATGCTTCCTCCAAAACTATTAAATAAAGTTATGAAACCAGTATGTGAAAATTTAACCGAAAGTCAACTCAACGAAGCATTGTTGCATGAACAAGCACTTTACGAAGAAAATTTGAAATCTATTAAAAGTGATTTAACAAGAGCATCTTTAAACATGATTAAAGGTGATCCTAAAATGATGAAGATTGTAAAAGCTGCAATGAAGAAAGATCCTAAATCAGATCCACGGAACGGTTAAAGTATTGGTAGTTTAGTTGTTTTCACTAATTCAATTTGTTCTTTAATAATTAAATTAAGAACTTCCCTATCATCATTTGAGATTACATGAAACAAATCATTGTGAGATAATGCACCGCGCATATGCCAACCAATTTTATATAAATTATATTTTAAATTTTTAATTTCTGTTTCCATAGACTCAGCGAGCTCTATAATGTCAGATTCCGGGAGCGGAACGAGTTGGTTCCGAAAAAACTTGAATAATCAACCCTAAGTGCAGTTTTCCATTCTGTGCCACAACCGTCTTCATTACAAGTAATATTAAATTGTGGCAAACTCCATACGTTGCTCATTTCTTTTACTTTATCTACTAAAGAATTAAAAAATTGTGCATCGTTGGATAAAATAAACTCTTTAATTGCGTCAAGATCTTGTTCTTCTTCTGTGCTTGCTGTATCTTGTATACTTGTAATGTAACTAATTGCAACTTCTAAATTTAAATTAGTCAACTGTGCTAACACATCTTGCTGAAGTTTATCTTTGTTTTCGTCTTTTGATTGAGCAATTTGTACTAGTTGTTTGTCAAATACATACTGTCTATGTGAAAACTCTGTCATTTGTTTGTAACTTAACGGCTTTAGAAGAATTTTTAAATCATCAACAATAATATGATCGTTAGTTGGCAAATCTAAAAATGTTTCTAACACTTTACCTAAATTTACATCCATACCAGTTTCGCTACTACATTTTGGACATTTTGATGTAATAGGCATTTTATCACCATATGTTGCTACCCTTATAGATAATAATACATGATCAATGTCGTAGCCTACTAGCATCCAAGGATTAATAATTGCAGGAATACAACTTTTAATAATTTGTACAGTAGCTTCACCAGTAAATAAAGCATCTGGAGTTTTTAGTAATATTTCATCCATTGCATTCATACCAAAAACTGGTAATTGAGTATATTGTTGATCCTGTACGATAGAACCATCATAAAATCTACCAAGACTAGGTAACTCTATGTATAGCTTAGGCTGTCTTTGTTTATCTTTTAAAAAATTACTCATTTGAGTATCCGTATAAATACATGTGCATACTGTTATTTAGTTATGCAAAATACATATTATTTAAAAGTGAGTGTTAATAAAAAATGACCCAAGAAGAACTGCTCCAGGCAATATTAGAAGAAACGAGGAAGAATAATTCCTCGTCACCGACGGCACCTTCTGCGCCGGGAGTAAGTCGCCTTCCTGGAGCCAAAGATATTGACTCTGCTTTAGGTGCAATGAAGAATTCAATTGCCCAAGGCGGCGGATCTATTAGTGATTTTAGTAGAGGTGTAGAAAGCCTTGTACCAAACATTCCTCTCTTAAAACAATTAACAGGCGGTGCAGTAGGCGGACTTCAGTATATTGAACAGTTACAAGACACATTTAATATGTTGTCAAAAGTAGGAGCAGGTGGTGCAGGTGATTTAGGAGAACTACAAAGACTTGCAGGTGAAGCAAATCTAGCGTTGCCTACATTTGCTAATTTGGTTGCACAGAATAGTGAATTACTAGCAGGTTTTGCCGGAGGAGTTGACGCTGGTAAGAGGCGATTTGTTGCTCTAAACAAAGAATTATACGATACTGGGTTAATAAGCCAATTTAAAAACTTAGGATTTTCATCAGAAGAAGCATCAGAGTTTGTGCTTACAAATATGGATTCAATGCGTAGATCTGCAAGATTGCAAGGTCTAACCGATGCTGAACAAGTTGCAGTGGCTGCAGACTTAGCTAAAAATCTATCTGTAGTTGCAAAACTAACTGGTAAAGATGCTAAAGGCCTGCAAGACGAAATGGTAGCAAGACAGCGTGATGGCGCTACTATAGGTGCTATACGATTAAAAGAAATGAATGGCGCGGCAAATGCCGCAGAGAATTACGATGCAATATTAGCGGCTACTTCGGGATTACCTAAAGTTGCACAAGATCTTATTAAAGATCAAATCCAATTACAAGCACCATTATCAGAAGCTACACAAGGCTTTGCTGCTATTAACAGTAGAGCAAATGACATAGCCGCACAACTTAATAATGCATTAGATAGAGGAGCAAGTAAAGAAGAAGTTACACGATTAGCTGATGAATATGCTGCGGCTGTTACAGGGTTTGCCGCTACAGCCGAGGGCGCTCGTATTTCAACACTTGCCCAAGTAAGTGGCGTTGGTGAAACACAGGCCGGTGTGCTAGGAGAGTTAAAACCTCAAATTGATGCACTAGATGAAATTATAAGTGGTAATGTAACCGCTATGACTACTGCTGGACAAGCAGCTGATGCATATTTAGAAAATGTAAGAAAATTACGTGATGGTGTAGACCAACAAGCTAACTTAGACAAAAAAAGAGGTCCAGGTCAAGTTGCACTAAATTTTGTAAATGAAGGTCAGGTAGCATTAGCAGAAGCTTCAGGAACTATTAACGAAGACATTGGTAGACAAGTACAAAGTAATACTGCATTAGTTAGTGCTTTAAATTCTGGTTCTGCACTATTTCAACAAATACCTGAAAAGTTTCAAACACTTTACGATGGCATAACGGCTGTATTACCAGGTATAGATCAATCAGAGTTAGTTGCAAATCTCGAAGCTAATTTAGGTCAAATGATGGACGGCCCAGACGGTCCGTTCAAGGTTACCCAAGATTTAATCGACCGAACAATTGCGTCAAATGATGCAACAAAGACTGGTAATGAGCAACAATCACTGCTCCCAAGTGAACTGTTCGATGCCGACGGCAATATGAAAGTAAATGTAGTAAAAGCATTAGGAAGCAGCGGCAGAGACTCTGAAGGAACGGAGTCAGTTGAAAGTACAGCAGAAGAAGCGAAAGGTTTCTTTTCAAGGATGTTTGGTTTTGACTCAGGCACACTAGGCAAAACTGGTAGCTTATTCAAAGACTTTGGAGCAGGAATGCCTGCTATGTTACATGGATTAGAAGCTGTAATTCCTAAGGATAGTCCACAAGGTGAATTATTAGGTGCATTTCCAAGCGGACTAGACAGTGTTAGTAGCATGATGCAAAACGTTGCAACTAAGTTTGATCCTGGTGCAATGACTGACCAAATGAAAAATATGATGCAAACAGGTGGTATTCCCCTGTCCGAGAAAGACAAAATGATGGCGGCATTAAATCCCCAACAAAATACTAGTTCAACAGGAACTACGTCAGAAGATGGGATCGAAAGTCTGAATATGACAATGAAACAGCTAGTTCAAATAAATAGTAGACAGTTACAAGAACTGCAAAAACAATTAAAAGCTGTTAAAGGTATGGATGGCAACGTACTAACCAACGTAGGAATATAAATGAGCTGGAAAAAATACTTTACTCCTGTTAACACAGGTAATGATACAACAGGAAATTATTCTCCTATAAACGGACAAAATGCTGTAAACCAGCCAGGCCCTGCTCGCAGTAATTATTCAAGTTATTTGCCTGATGTGTATACAGGAACTCCTAATAGAATTGATCGATACGGTCAGTATAATACAATGGATAGCGACAGTGAAGTTAATGCCGCTCTTGATATTCTTGCAGAATTCTGTACGCAAAAACATGCACAAAACGGTACACACTTTACATTTAACTATCACAAATCAGCAACAAATGCCGAAGTGCAAATACTTGGACAATATTTAAAACAATGGTATAAACTTAATAACTTTGAAAAGAGAATGTTTCGTCTTGTACGTAATGTTTTTAAATATGGCGATGGGTTTTTCTTAAGAGATCCAGAAACTAAAAAACTTTATCATGTTGATCCTGCAAAAGTTCACAGAATTATTGTAAACGAAAGCGAAGGAAAAACACCAGAGCAGTATATTGTAAAAGATATACAGTTTAACTTTAGAGATTTAGTTGCAACTAAGCCACACGTTACTAATGGAAACATTACAGGTGGTGGTGCTGGATACCAAACAGGCGGCGCTAGAGGAATGGTTGGCAATGTTGCAAGTCAACACGGAAATAGATTTACAGTTGAAGATGGTGAAGTTGCTGTAGCAGGCGAACACATGTTTCATTTAAGTTTAAGTGAAGGATTAGACAATAACTATCCTTTTGGTAATAGCTTACTTGAAAGTATTTTTAAAGTATACAAGCAAAAAGAATTACTTGAAGATGCTATTATTATCTATCGTGTGCAACGTGCTCCAGAACGTAGAGTATTTTATGTTGACGTAGGTAACATGCCAAGTCACTTAGCAATGCAATTTGTTGAACGTGTTAAAACAGAAATACACCAAAGACGAATTCCAAGTAAAACAGGCGGAGGCACTAACGTAATCGACAGTGCATATAATCCGTTATCAACAAATGAAGATTACTTCTTCCCACAAACTGCTGAAGGTAGAGGTTCTAAAGTTGAAACATTGCCTGGCGGTACTAACCTTGGAGAAATTGATGACCTTAGATATTTTACTAATAAGCTCGTACGCGGTTTACGAATCCCTAGCAGCTATCTACCTACCGGCGCTGATGATTCAGCAGCGAGTTATAACGACGGCAGAGTAGGCACAGCATTTATTCAAGAGTTAAGATTTAATACTTACTGTGAACGTTTACAAAATTTAATAGCAGATGAATTTGATCAAGAATTTAAAAGATATCTATTAGAAAAAGGTGTTAACATTGACACTGGAATGTTTGATCTTAAATTCCAACCTCCACAGAACTTTGCTGCTTATAGACAAACAGAGTTAGACAACCAAAGAATTGGTACATGGTCGCAAATACAAGCTATACCTTATATTAGTAATAGATTTGCTCTTGAAAGATTCTTAGGCCTAAGCACAGAAGACATTGCAAAGAACGAACGCTTGTGGAGAGAAGAAAACGAAGAAACGTTAGCACCTACAGATGAAGATGCAAGCGGCGAAATGCGCGGAGTGGGTATTAGTAGTGCTGGTATTAGTGCAGACATTGATGGTGCAGAAACATCAGCAGAGATTGAAGGTGGCGAAGATGGTGGCGAAGGCGCACCACCAGAAACTGCAACTGGTGAAGAATTAGGCGGCGGCCAACCCGCCGGTGGCGAAGACACAATATAAAGTATAAATAACATTATGATACTGAGAGAACTATTTCATTACGATAAAGAAACTGCTGAACCTGTTGAAGATAACAGGTATGAACCTCAGTATGATCAATCTATTATTGATCTTGACGATACCCGTAAAACACGACTGACTCTAAGTCAGATAAATCGTGCCCGCAAAGCAAGCGAGCTACATACACAAGAGAAGGCTAAAGAAGTAGTCTTCGTTAGACAAATGTATGGTATGGCAGCGAACGCTGAGGCGGTCGGGGTATGATAATTGGCAAAACTAGATAAAAGAAACTACACAAAAGAACAATGGCAACTAATAAAGATTGAGCGTAAAGCACAAAAACAAATACGACGATCTCAAAAAGCAGCCAAACGTTTAGTACAAGAACCTCCACAATATATAGAAAAAGCACAAATACGCCAAAGGCACGGAACTGCTTTTGTACTTGGTAACGGCACTAGTAGAAGTCCTATTAATGTCGAAGATCTTGCTCCTATTGGAAACACTTACGGATGTAATGCTTTATATAGATCATTTGCACCGGATTATCTTATTGCAGTTGATGTAAAGATGATTTTAGAAATATCAAAAGCAGGTTACCAGCGCAAACAAACTGTTTGGACAAATCCAAACAAAGCATATCAAAGAATTCCAGATTTAAATTTATTTAATCCAAGTAAAGGATGGAGTAGTGGACCAACAGCACTTTGGCTTGCATCACAGCACGGATATGATAGAATATACATACTCGGCTTTGATTACAGGGGTCTCGGAACACAATTTAATAATGTGTTTGCTGATACTCCTAATTATAAAAAAAGTCAAGACGGCGCAACTTTTTTTGGAAACTGGTTGCGTCAAACAGTGTCTGTAGTGCGTGAACATAAAAATATTCAGTATGTACGGGTAATAGCATCTGATAACTATTGCCCTGAGGAACTAAATAAATTGAGTAACTACACTACAATCACAGTTGAAGATTTTGTCAAATTACATCAACTTTCCTGACGTTTAGCCAAAACACCCCGTTTTTGGCCTATTTCTACGTACATTTTGCCTACCCCACTAAATACACATGACAGCCTTACCATAGGTAAACATTTATTAGGAGAAAATAATGGCAGATTTAAACAAATTTGAAGAGATGCTAGAGCATCTTGTAAATAACGACCGCTCAAAGGCGGAAGAGATTTTCCACGAGATTGTAGTGGCAAAATCAAGAGATATCTACGAAAATCTTTTAACAGACGATGTTGAAGATGATGAAGTAGACGAAGCTACTGATGAAGAAGTAGATGAGTCAGATTCAGATGAAGATCTAGATGAAACAACTGATGAAGAAGTTGATGAGTCAGATGACGAAGATGAAGATGATGACGAAAAAACTAACGAAAATTTTAACCTTGACGAGTTTGAAGTAGAAGGTGAACCAGAAATGGATATGGGCATGGGCGGTGGTGATACTGTTGATGACATGGAAATGGATATGGGCGCACCAGACGGTGAAATGGATATGGACGCCGACGGCGAAGATGACGATACACCAGCTACAATGGGCGACATTAAAGATTTAGAAGCTGAGCTAGAAGATCTAAAAGCAGAGTTTGAAAACATGCTTGGTGATGACGAAGGCGAAGAAGGCGACGACATGGATGATGACGCTGAAGGTGACGACGAGATGGACATGGGCGACGATGAAGAAGGTGAAGATGAATCACTTAACTTCGAAGCTAGTGACGACGAAGTAGAAGAAGCTGATGATAAGTCAGAAAAATCTGCAGGTGAGCAAATGCGTGAGTATGTTGAAAAAGTAACTGCTACAATGGGTGACAATGGTGCAAACGCCAAGTCAGTCGTAGCAGGTAAAAACGACATGGGCGGCACTGCTTCAAACTTGGTAAAAGGCGGAGAAGCTGATACTAAAGGTACAACAGGTGGACTAGCGGCAAATACTACTAAAGATATGTCAACAGGAAACGTCAATGTACCGGGCGGTAAAGCAGCAAAATCAATGTCAAAAAATCCAAAAGGCCATGGCGCTGAGAAAAAAGGCGCAGGCGAAAATGCTGCTGACAAGAAGTCGATGATAGGCAGCTAATTGGGGACTAACAGATGAGAAACAATCTAAGAGAACATTTGACATTTGACCAAGCACAAATGGTCGTTGAGTCTGCTAACGAAGGAAAAGACTTGTACATGAAAGGTATTATGATACAAGGCGGAGTACGCAACGCTAATCAGCGTGTGTATCCTGTGAATGAAATTGGCAGGGCTGTCAAAACGCTCGGCGAGCAAATTGCTGGTGGATATAGTGTTCTTGGCGAAGTTGATCATCCGGAAGGACTTAATATTAACTTGGACCGTGTAAGTCATATGATCGAGCAATGCTGGATGGATGGCCCAAACGGATATGGTAAACTAAAGATACTACCAACGCCGATGGGACAACTAGTTAGCACCATGATACAAAGTGGTGTGAAGCTAGGGGTTTCGTCACGTGGCTCTGGTAATGTTAGTGAAAGCGGAGATGGCCAAGTCTCTGATTTTGAAATTATCACTGTGGACGTTGTGGCTCAGCCCAGCGCCCCCGGTGCTTACCCGACACCAATCTACGAGCATTTAATGAATGCACGTGGAGGTATGCAGGCTTACGAACTGGCACAGGCAACTAAAGAAGACCCTAAGGCACAAAAGTACTTAAAAGAATCGCTGATTAATATAATCAGTCGACTCCAATAAAAGGAGAATAATATGTTGGATGCACTAAAAACACTTTTTGAAAATGATGTAGTTTCCGAAGACGTGCGCCACGAAATCGAAGAAGCATGGGACAGTAAGATTAAAGAAAATCGTCAATCTGTTACAGCTGAACTTCGTGAAGAGTTTGCTCAAAAGTATGAGCATGACAAATCCACTATGGTAGAAGCTATTGATTCTATGATTAGTGAACGTCTTGCTACAGAAATTGAAGAGTTTGCAGACGATCGTAAACAATTAGCCGAGGCAAAGGCAAAGTATGCAGTAGCAATGCGTGAAAACGCAGGACTAATGAAACGCTTTGTAACTGAGTCACTGGCTAAAGAAGTAAACGAACTTCATGAAGATCAAAAAGCAATGGCTGGTAAGTTCAGTATGCTTGAAGATTTCGTAGTAGAGTCACTTGCGAAAGAAATATCAGAATTTAATGAAGACAAGAAAGACTTAGCAGAAACGAAGGTAAGATTAATTCGTGAAGCTAAAGGACACTTCAGCAAATTGAAAACACAGTTTGTTGAAAGAAGTGCAGCTAAAGTAGCTTCTATAACTGACAAAATTTTAACTAATGAAATTGGTCAATTAAAAGAAGATATTGAAGCAGCACGTAAAAATGATTTTGGGCGTAAACTGTTTGAAGCATTTGCCAGCGAGTATGGTAATAGCTACCTTAATGAAAACTCAGAAACTGCAAAGTTACTGAAAGTTATTAAGATCAAAGACAAGCAGCTAACAGAAGCAAAGAAGACGGTTGTTGAAAAGCAAACTTTAGCAGAAGCTAAACAAGCTGAGATCAAGCGTATGACTAATGTAGCTCAAAGACAAAATGTCATAAGTGAATTAACGGCTCCTCTAAACAGGAACCAAAAAGACATTATGATGGATTTACTGGAAAGTGTTCAAACTGGTAAGCTACGCTCACAGTTTGACAAATACCTACCGGCAGTTATAGACGGTAATGCTCCAGAAAAGAAGGCGAAATTAACAGAAGGCAAAGAACACACAGGCAATAGAGAAGAAACCAAAAGTCATGACAATGTAAGCGATGATAGCAACTATAATGTAGTTGATATTAGACGTCTTGCAGGATTAAATTAAGGAGATATCGATATGTCAGAACTATTAGAAAGTCGCTGGCAGGACACCAAAACTGCACTTCTTGAAGGCCTTTCAGGCACAAAGAAAAGCGTAATGGCAAGTACACTGGAAAATACACGTAAGTATTTGTCAGAAACAGCCACAGCTGGCGCAACATCCGCAGGTAACGTAGCAACTCTTAACAGAGTGATTCTACCCGTTATCCGTCGTGTTATGCCTACAGTTATTGCTAACGAAATTGTTGGTGTTCAGCCTATGACAGGACCAGTGGGTCAAATCCACACACTACGTGTACGTTATTCGGACACGGCAGGCACAGGCGCTTCAGGCGCTATTGCAGGTGAAGAAGCACTTTCACCATTCAAGATTGCTGAAGCATATTCAGGTAACGCTACATCTGCAAAAGCAGATGCTACAGCTGCACTTGAAGGAGCGGTTGGTAACAGACTAAGCATCCAAATCTTGAAGCAGACAGTAGAAGCAAAAACCAGAAAGCTATCAGCTCGCTGGACTTTTGAATCTGCACAAGACGCACAGTCAATGCACGGTATCGACGTAGAAGCAGAAATCATGGCAGCACTTGCTCAAGAGATTACTGCTGAAATCGACCAAGAGATCCTAGGATCACTTGCTACACTAGCAGGAACTGGTACAGATACATTTGACCAGGCTGCTGTTAGCGGTACTGCTACTTTTGTTGGTGACGAACATGCTGCTTTAGCTGTTCTAGTTAACAGAGCAGCAAATAGAATTGCACAGAGAACACGTAGAGGCGCAGGTAACTGGGCTGTTGTTTCTCCAGCAATCTTAACTGTACTACAGAGTGCAACTACTTCAGCGTTCGCAAGAACAACTGAAGGTGCTTTTGAAGCTCCAACAAACACTAAGTTTGTAGGCACATTAAATAACGCAATGAAAATTTACGTTAACACATATGCTGCAGACGACGATGTACTAGTTGGATACAAAGGCTCAAGCGAATCAGATGCAGCGGCATTTTATTGCCCATACATCCCGCTAATGAGCTCAGGCGTAGTGCTTGATCCAACATCATTCGAACCAGTCGTATCATTTATGACACGTTACGGATATGTTGAATTATCAAACACAGCATCGTCTCTAGGCAACGCAGCTGACTACTTAGAAAAAGTAGAAGTAACAGCGGCAAACCTAAGCTTCAGCTAAGTTTAACTTACTGTGAACTTCAAAATAGGCGCTACGGCGCCTATTTTTTTGACTTTTTTTAATTAAATGGTTGACAGACGTTCTTATTAGTGCTATTATATATACATAGCTAGGAGATATCCTTTGCTATGATAGTGCAAGGAACAAGCAACTGCAACGTTGCGAACTTGGCTAACACCTGTAGTGGGACTGTATGAGCGTAGAGATACGAAGATATGGATTTTGGACTTAACGGTTCGATGTTAGGCGCTCCGACTTATAAATGAGTTGATAAGGAGTTGTTGGTAATCATTAATCCCAACCTATCACCCATATTTAAACGAAAAGGTCTATTCTTAATTGAGTAGGCCTTTTTTATTCACCGGGTCACCTAGTATGATCCTTTTCTCTTATTAGATAAATACTTGTGTCAAATAGTGTGCCGCAAGGCGGACTTATGCTGTTACCCGCAGCGTACCGGATAGAACCCGGATAGGACTACTTTAATAGGAGAAAAAAAATGGGAAGACCAATTAATAAAAAGAACATCGGCCAAGGATCTAGCCGTATATCTGTAACAACTGTAAAGTTTGCTGCAGGTGGTGAGGTTCTTAATGCATGGATTGTTTCACAGAGATCAACTAACAAGTTTATTGTTAGTGATGGAACTAAAACAGAAACTTGTACGCTTGTAAACAAGAATACTGGAGCATTAGCTGCTGGTGAATTTAACATTTACGCAGTGCTAGACGATTCTACTGTAGTACAAGTTACAAAACTTCGTAACAGAACTATTCAGTATGAAGGCGGCACAGCTCAAGTACAGAACATTAAATATGTTCGAGGCCCTGGTGATGAAAACGCCGGTGTAGCTGGCGCAGCATCTATAGCTGTACAAGACTAAGTGAAAAATTGGGGGGAGAAATCCCCCTAATATATACATAGGATTTATAAATGTCAAAAGTACTAAGCGTTAATAACGGAAATTACACAGTTAAAGTCGAAGGTGGTGGTCAAATACTCTTTGATACTTCAAGAGGCACTCTTGTCAGTGGAAAGCCTGCTGGAACTGTAGTAATACGAGGCAGTTTGGAAGTAGAAGGTACTACTACAACTGTTGAAAGTAATGATACTTTAATTAACGATAACATACTGACATTAAACAACGGTCAAACTGGTGCAGGAATTAGTGCATCAAAGAATTATCAAGCAGGAATTGAAATTGATCGAGGATCCGAAGCAACAGCTAAATTTGTTTTTGATGATAGTGTTGCTTGGGATATAGGTGGAGACTCTGGTACTGGAGGATTTAAACTCTTTACAGGATCAGGCGCCAAAACTACACTTGTATTAGATGGAATTAAATCTAATGCCGCACTATATATAGACACTGGTAATAATGGCATTAGTGTAACAAATGCAACCGACTATGAAACAAACGTATTTCCATATACAGGAAGTGCAGTTACTGGCGGAGCCATTGATGATGACATGATTCCTAATGCAAAAGCAGTTGTAGATTATGTTGCGTTTGCTAATGCATCATTATTACAAAATAGAATTGAAGAAGGTACCACAACTAAAACATTTGTACAATCAAGAGACTTTGAAGTTACTGGAAATCCAAGTGAAGTTAGTATCGGTATTAATAATGAAACAAGGGCATCATTCTTTTTAGACACTATCCAATTAGGCGATATTGTATTACAAGGAAGCCAAATAAGTACAATAAACACTAACGAAGATTTAAGATTAGAAGCAGCAGGAACTGGTAGCGTTCAAATAAACGATAAATTGCATCTTACATCAACAGCACATGCTAGTGATGCTGCAATTGACCCGTTAAAACCTACAACTGGATCTATATTGTATACAAAAACCGAAGATGCAGGTGGCACTGGGTTGTTCTTTGTAAATAGTAGCAACACACAGAACGAAATAATAAGCAACAATAGATCATTGCTGTATAGTATGATTTTTTAAGGAAAAACGATGGCAATAAAGAATGCAAGATTAACAGGATCACAATTAAACGTACTTACAGTACCTAGTGGCAAACGATATGCAATAACAAACATACTAGTTTGTAATAATGCAGGGAGTGGTGCACAGGTTTTTGATTTACATTTTATTGAAAACTCCGGAGGCTCAATAGGTACGTTATCTAACAATATTACTAGAGTTATAAACAATCTATCGTTGCCGTTTGGCGAAACGTTTACGTTTGATAGTGAAAAAGTTATATTAGAAGCAGGTGACACGGTATCATTTGTAGGTCATGCAGACCTAGCAACAACAATAAGTTATTTGGAAGTGTAATGCGATTAATTAAAGCTCAAAATACAAACTTGAGAAACATTTATGGCAATGGTATCAAATTTGATATTAATGATCAAGTTATTTTTGATACTACTAACTCTATACTTGTACCTAAGGGCACAACTGCCCAGAGACCTACTTCACCAGTTAACGGACATTTACGCTTTAACACAACTGATAGCAGATTTGAAATTTACGAAAATAGCAAATGGGACGGTCTAAGAGTTGCAGCACCGTCAACTAACGCAGCCATTACACAACAGAATATAGGAAGTGGTGATGGCACTGATAAAATCTTTGGGCCACTAGCAAGTGGGGATGCGTTTTATCCTGTGCCTGCAGCAGCACAAAATGTTTTAGTTCTTGTTGAAAACGTATTTCAAATTTCAGGAACAAACTATACACTAGTACAAAATCCTGGGGCAGTAAACACTATTACAAGTATTGTTAGCACAGGAGCATCAACTGTTATACAAACAGCAACAGCACACGGCTACACTGTTAATGATTTAATTTATGTTACTGAAGTAGAAAGTACAATAGATGACGCAGTTGAAAACTTAAATACAGACGATTCAAGTTCTCCAGGAAGCCATACTATTCTTAGTATACCATCAACGACAAGAATAGAAATTGCTGTTGATACCGCCGGCGGAAATACTGCTAACTATGTTGGCAGTAGTGGCGAAATATATAAAGCAGGATCAAGTACAGGGCCGTATTTACCAGGGTGGTACATACAATTTACATCAGCACCTGATTTAGATAAGCCTATAACAGTACTACACAACTTCGACAAGTAATACAATAAATACTGTGTCAGGAGAATTAAAGTGGCGCAAGTAGGTAGAATATCAGGTCCTGTATTACAGGAAAATCTTTTAAGAAATGGTTTAGACATTGCATTTCGCAATGACTCAAACACCACACAACTTCTATATCTTGATGTAACTACCGGTAAGGTTGGCATTAATCGTAATGCTCCTATTACTGAATTAAACATCGAAGGCACTGCACGAAGTACAACCTGGAACACTACTGCACTTACTAGTCTTGTTGGTTATGAGATTAGTGGTAATAACATTAATGTGCGCTCAGGAAACATAATCTTAAACGCCCCAACGGGAATTAAGTTATCTAATCTTGAAACGGAAGCATTTCAAGCAACTGACAACACTATTAGCACACATGTTAGTAATGCAAATATAGATTTCCAAGCCAATGGCACTGGTACAGTTGAATCGATAGCTAACACAAATATATCTGGTAACATTCACGCAACTGGTAACATCACTACCAACGGTGATATAATATTTGGTGATCAAAATACTGATAGTATTGTAATAAACGCAGAAGTAAAATCTAGTATTATTCCAGCAAGTAATAATACATATGCGTTAGGATCACCGTCAAAACGTTGGGACACTATATATAGTACATTAATAAACGGATCTACTTCAGTTGTTGGTAGTTTCGATGTAAGTGGAGTTGAACCTGCAACACAGCGTCAAGGTAACATGTTTTGGGTCGCACAGAACGGTGACGACACTAATGTAGGCGATCATCCTAATGGACCTTTTAAAACACTTAAACATGCACTAGCATTTTCAGATGCAAGTACTGCTGGACCTGTAGTAATACATGTTGCGCCCGGCGGCTACGAAGAAGAATTGCCATTGGTTGTACCTCCTAATACTACTATCTTAGGTGCTGATTACAGAAATACAATTATTCGTCCTACTAGTGCTGATCAATCAAAAGATGTCTTTCACTTAAATGGCGAGACAACTATATCAAATATTACAATTAAAGATTTTTATTATGACAGCGGAAATAATACAGGGTATGCATTTCGATTTGCTCCTAACGCAGTTGTATCAACAAGAAGTCCATACATACAAAATGTTACAGTAATTACACAAGGTACACCTATTACAGTAACAGCAAGTTCTACTTTTTCAGTAAACTCACAAGAAACACGTCCAAAAGGTATAACGTTTAATAATGACGGGACAAAAATGTTTATTGTCGGTGAAATAGGAGACGATGTAAACGAGTATACTCTTTCAACAGGATTTGACTTATCATCTATAGTTACATTTGTAGATAGTTTTGCAGTGACACAATGTCCAAATCCAACAGCAGTAAAGTTTAATGCTGATGGTACAAAAATGTTTGTTACTGGGCCAAACAACGATAATGTTCATCAATATGCACTAACAACTGGATTTGATGTTTCGTCTGCTAGTTTTACCCAAACACTTGTTACAACTGTTGACTCTGATCAATTTGGACTTGATTTTAAACCTGATGGTACTAAGATGTATATCACAGGAAATCAAAATAATAAGATATATGAATACAATTTATCTTCTGCATTTGATATTTCATCCGCTACATTTAACCAAGATTTAACTTTGACTGCTATAGACACTGAACCATTTGGTATAGAATGGAGTACTGATGGAACTAGATTGTTTATAGTAGGAACACGTGGAAACGGTGTAGATGAATTTGCAGTTGGTACACCGTATGATATTTCAACACTAACACATATAGGATTTTACAGTATAGGAGGCAATCCTTCCGGCATACATATTTCACCTGATGGCACTAAAATGTTTATTATAGGAAATCAAAGTGATACGGTAAAATCTTATGATTTGAGTGTATCTTATCGTATAAAAGTTCCAACTGATGACCCAAGAGGATTTGCACAAGGTGATGCTGGTCGTGGTGCCTGGATCGATGGCGCGAGCGTAAACAGTGCAAGTGTTGAAGCTGCTATGTTATTCCATAGTGCTACATTTATTACTCCGGGCGTTGATGCTATCACAATGACTAATGGAGTCAGAGTAGAATGGCTTAACAGTTTTACATACTTCGCTAACAGGGGATTATATGCAGTAAACGGATCAACTGGTTATTTAAGTTCAGATGGGTCAACACTAAAACTTGGAGCAGAAATACGTGCTATCGGAAGTGCATGTGTATACGGCAATTATGGCGCAGTAGCAGATGGCAGTGATTGTATTATGTATTTAATTTCTCACAACTTTGCTTATATAGGAGCAGGAAAGTTTGTTGATAACGATCCTAGTAGATCAATACAAGCAAATGAAACAACAGAATCAAACAGTGGTAAGGTTTATCACGTGTCTCAGGACCACGGTGGCGACTTTAGAATTGGAGATCAGTTTTTTGTTGACTTTGATACAGGAACAACAAGTTTAACACTTAGTGCCGCACAAGTTAATGAAATGCAAAGTTTAAACATTACTGATAGTAGCGGTACATCAGTCATTACTCCGACATTAATTGATATTGGAAATTTTAGAATACAAGGTAACAACATTAATACGTTGTTTGGTGATATAAATTTAGATGCTGCAACAGAGATTGCATTTAAAAATGATGTTAACTTTAAAAAGAATTTAAGTTTAACCGGCAGTGTTAGTGTAGGTACAGAATTAATAGTGTTTGGTGACACGTTTGGACAGGATACTGTAGAGTTTAATGCAGACCTTGCTAGTAATGCTGTGCCAGACATTAGCGGATATTATAGTTTAGGTAGAAGTCCTTATAAATGGAGGAACGGTTATTTTTCAGAAGCTAACGTAGCTGATATTAAATTTGTTGATACTACAGTTACAACTAATATTTCAAATTCAGATCTAGAACTACAGGCAAACGGTGTTGGAAAGATATATTTGCCAAATGCAGATCTCGAAGTTACAGTTGATGCACAGGTTAGCGGACATACTTTACTTACAAATACAAATATTACAGGTAAT